AGAGTTAATCCAGACATTACGACAAGCATTGTAGATGGAAGTGAAAAAGACTGGTCTGGAAGCACTATCTTTAGCATGGTGCAAACATTATCAAGAGAGAACAATTTAAGTAACATTAATCATTTTGATTTAGTTGTAGTTGATGAAAGTCATCATGCAGTAGCTGATACCTATATGCGTATTATTAACAAAGTTAAGAAAGCTAATGATTCTGTAGAGATTGTTGGCTTTACGGCTACACCTAATCGTGGTGACAAAAAAGGTTTAAAGAAAGTATTTACCAATTGCTCACATCAGATTGAAATTAGCACATTAATCAGAGAAGGATTTTTAGTACCACCAAAAACATTTGTTATTGATGTAGGTGTACAAAAAGATTTAGCCAACGTTCGCAAAACAGTTACAGACTTCGATATGTCAGAAGTTGAAAAGATTATGAACAAGAGAGCAATCAACGAAAAGATTGTAGCTGAATGGCAAGACAAAGCTGAAACAAGAAAAACAGTAGTATTTTGCAGCACAATTAATCATGCACAAGATGTATGTGATGAATTTAGAAGAGCTAACATTAGAGCTGAGATTGTTACTGGAGACACACCATCAGAAGAAAGAAAACAGATTTTAAAAGATTTGGAACATGGTGACGTTCAAGTGGTTGTCAATGTGGCAGTATTAACCGAGGGTTTTGATGCACCACCTATTAGCTGTATCGTATTGACTAGACCATGTTCATATAAGTCAACAATGGTGCAGATGATTGGTCGTGGGTTGAGAACTGTGAGCCAGGAGGAATATCCTGGACTAATTAAAAAAGACTGCATTGTATTAGATTTTGGAACAAGTGTGCTTACACATGGATCTTTAGATGAGGGCGTTAATCTTGATGGAGATGCACATCTGAATGCTGGTGCCACACCTTTAAAAATCTGCCCAGAGTGTCAGTCTGAAGTCCCTTTATCAAGTCGTGAGTGTCCTATTTGTGGACATGAGTTTGGCGGAGAAGAAAAAGAAGCCTTAGAAAACTTTACTATGACAGAGGTTGATTTGATTGATAGATCGCCTTTTAGGTGGCTTGACTTGTTTGAGAATGAGATTTGTATGATGGCTAGTGGATTTAACGGATTTGGATTAGTAGCACATTTAGATGACATCTCTGTATGCGTTGTAAAGCGTGATAGAGGTCGTGTCAGAATTATTAGTGTTGGAACTAAAGAACAAACCATTGCAGCTGCTGATGACTTTCTAAGAGGCATTGAGGATAGTGATGGTGCCAAGAAAGGTAAAAGATGGCTGGGTCAAGCTGTTTCACCTAAACAAAGAGAAGCATTAGCAAGACATAATGTGTTTATTAGACCGATGGATTTTAGTTGGAATAAGTACAAAGCTGCTTGTTGGTTAAATTATTTGTGGAATAAAAAAGCAATTGATGACAAAATTTTACATTATTATGAAGGAGGTAAACGTGCATCGTAGCGAAGCGTTAAAAAAAGTAGATTTAATAATAAATGGGCCAAGGGCAAAAACTCATGGAGATGCCACAGAAACTCATACATATATTGCAGATATATGGAATATATTACTTAGGAAAAAATTAAAAGAACCCTTAGACATCCATGATGTATACAGGGCTATGATTGGAATAAAACAAATTAGAAACAGTCAAAATCCAAGGGTAGAAGACAATATGATTGATATTATTGGATATGCGGCATTAGCAATAGAGGCAAAAGATGGCAAGACTACACGTTAAATATTATTTACATGAAGAAAACTCAGTTGGTGTTGAGAAGATGAAACAAGGCGGTCTTTACTTGCCTTTCTCATTTGCCTCTGATCCAAGAGAATTATCAAATAAAGTTGCAGATACAATGAAAGACATCATTGATAAAAACAAGAACGAAGTTTTATCTGTATACTTTACAGCTCATTTTGAGGGACAGAAAGTTTTAGATGGACATTTTTATGTTCAAGAAACCACAGGAGATGCAGAATGGATTACCCAGTCATCGGACACAGTGCATTAGACAATTTAACAAAACTATTTAACAGGATAGGTTGGAACAAAAAAATAAATGAATTTACAGAAGAAGAAATTAAAGCAACAATACTTATCATGCAGTTCTCTAAGAAGGTAGATGAAGATGAACAATATACAAAACAAGAGCTCGATGAATTACTTCTTAAATATGTCCATGGACAAGATGAAGACACCGAGCAGCAAGACGCACTCTTTTGAAGAGTTAATTGACAACAAAATTGTTGAAAAAAATAAACGAGAACCTAAAAGAAAGTATTTAGGAAGCTCTGTTTTGGGCGATAAATGTGCCAGAAAAATTCAATACATGTTTTTAGGCCAGGAGCCTGATGAGGGCAAAGAGTTTAATGCCAAGACATTTCGTATATTTCAAATGGGACATGAATTGGAAAATACTATGGCTGGTTGGATTAGGAATGCTGGTTTTGATTTGAGAACCATGGATGCGAATGGTCAGCAATTTGGTTTTGCAATCGCTGATGAAAAGATAAAAGGACATATTGATGGTGTTATATGTGGTGGTCCATTAGATACGCCTTATCCAATGTTATGGGAGTGTAAAACATGTAATGATAAAAAGTTTAGAGATTTTAAATTTAAAGGTATTAAGGCAAATCATACTTATGAAGTGCAAGTAGCTTTGTATCAAGCTTACATGGAGTTAACGGATAACCCGTGTTTATTTACAGTCATTAACAAAAACACAAGCGAGATACATTATGAGTTAGTACCTTTCAATCAAGGTTTGGCTCAGCACGCAAGTGATCGGGCAGTTGATATATTAAAAGCAGTAGAACAAGATGTAATGTTACCAAGAATATCTCAAACAAAAGATATGTTTGATTGTAGATTTTGCCAATTTACAGAAACGTGTTGGAGTTAGGGCTATGGCGACACAGAAGGTAGCAAAGTATCACCATAACCTAGGGAGATGGTAGTGAATATAGTAAAATTTGGCAATAAAAAACACTCCATGTCAGCAAGAGAACTGGTCGATTTGATTAGTGATAGCGTGCCAGCACATAAGCAAATAGAAATACTAAAAGAAACATATCCAAATGGTGTTGTGCGAGGTAATTTGTTTACCATTGGTTCATTAAGTGGTGAAGCGGGCAAGTCTTTAAAGATAGATATTAATCCTCGTTCTCCATACTTTATGAAAGGTCAAGATTTTAATGGATCTGATGGTGTGGGCGGTATTGTCAAAATTATGATGGAGGGTAGAAACATGAAACTATCAGAGGTCAAAGAGTATTTTGCTGATTATGTATCTGATAACAGACCTGTTGAAGATATAGTATCACCTATTATTAACACACAGATGAAAGAGCAAATAAATATCAATACACCATACGATAGTGAGCACAGATATTTAAATGCACACGGAGAGATATTATGTCTAGTTCGCAGATACAATACTGTGGACCAGGAGGGTAATCCTGTATTAGACGGACATGGTAAACCAAAAAAAGAATTTAGACAGTTTACAGGTCAAAGTAATTATCCAAGAATGCCAGACGTAAGGCCATTGTATAATATACCAAACATTGTAGCTTCAGAAAAAATTATATGGGTTGAGGGCGAGAAATGTGCAGATGCTTTAAATGAACTCGGCTACACAGCAACTTGTACTATGGGTGGTGCGGGTATGTTGTCCAGGAAGTCTGCAAACTTATTTGACTTTTCTCCATTGCAAGACAAAGAATTAATTATATGGCCAGACAATGATACTGCTGGTAAAAAAGTTGCAGAGTTAGTTCAAGACCTAGCCATGAATGCAAATGCAAAGTCTGTAACTATGCTTACACCTCCAAGAGGTAAACCAGAAAGATGGGATGTTGTTGATGCCATTGCCGAACATTTTGACATTAATCAATTTTTAAATACAAACGTAAAGCAAGTTAAAAAGAATATAAACTTACTTGACGACTCTTTGCTCGTTAATAGGTTTGTAGGCCAGGCACCAGAGCAGAAATTTTTGATTGGAGAAACACTACCCTTGGGTGTCCCGATTATATTTTCTGCAGCTGGTGACGCTGGTAAAGGTATGATGACATTAGATTTAGCTATGAAAGTATCAAGTGGTCAGCCTATGTCCTCTGCGTTTGGCGGAACTATAAATGAGTTTGGTAATGCAATTATATTTACAGCTGAAGATGACGAAGATGAAATGCACAGAAGGGTTGAACGATTAGATGAATTAAACGATAGGAGTAGTTTTAAGCACGAACTGAGAATTGTGAGTTTGCCTAATGTTGGTGGTGTATTTCCAATCATGCAAGAAACACATGAAGGTTACAGAACCAGTGACGAATTTGATAAATTATACGAACAAATAAAGCAAATGAATGATTTAAAGCTTATTGTATTTGATCCTTTAGCCTCGTTTGTTCATGCTGATGTCAATGCTGATCCAGCGGCGGGTGCAGCTCTTACAGGACTGTTAGCACAGATTGCAACAGAAACTGGTGCGTCTGTAATCATGTGTCATCATATGACTAAAGTTAAAGAAGATTTAGTCGTTAACACGCCAGAGCAAGCAAGAAACATGATTAGAGGTACGTCAGCATTGGTTGATGGTGTGCGTTGTGCTTTTGCATTATGGCAAGTTGACGAAGCTACAGGACGTAGAAGATGTCAAGATTTAGGCATAGATTATCTGAGAAACAGATGTTTTGATGGTGCAGTGGTGAAGTCAAATGGTCCAGCTAATAGATCAATCAGACATTTTATTAGAGATATGTTCAGTGGGTTGCTTGTCGATAAGAGTGAAGAAATACAAAGACTGCATACTGGCAGCAATAGAGAGATTAAGAAGTCAGCTCTTATGACCTGGATTACGACTTGTGAGAATGAAGGTAGAGCAATGACACAACAGTCAGGTGCGGACGCATTATTGCAGCGTATGAGTGCAGATCACGATGCACCAAAGGTTCTTAACAATTGCACTCAAAGAATGTTAGACTCATTAGTAAGAGAGTTAATACAAGAGGGTCTTTTGGCTAAGTATTCTTTTAGCGTAAGTGGTGGTCGTAAATGGCTTGGTGCTTGTGATGGACCTATGAGTCGTGGTGAATACGAGGCAGAAACAGCGAGAGATAATGTATAAGTTACCTGATAATAACGCAGTTATATCTTTTAGCGGGGGTAGGACAAGTGCGTTTATGCTTAAACAAATCATGGACTATAACAACGGACTTCCCGATAACGTCAAAGTTTGTTTTGCAAATACTGGTCGAGAGATGCCAGAAACGCTACAGTTTGTGAATGATTGTTCGGTTTACTGGGGCGTGCAGGTTACCTGGTTGGAGTATGATTTAAGCGAACAAAATAAACACATCTTTAAAATTGTTACGCATAATTCAGCTAGTCGTAATGGTGAGCCTTTTGATAAGCTTATAAATAAGCACAAACGATTGCCTAATCCTTTACAAAGGTTTTGTACAGGTAGCTTGAAGCGAGATACCATAGCAAAGTATTTGCGGAGCCTGGGTTGGAAAAAATGGCATAACATCATGGGCATAAGGTCAGACGAAAAGCATAGAGCTAAAGAAGGTTTTAGGCATGGCAGCTACGCTCATTACCCAATGGTTGAAGCTAATCACTCTATCTATCATGTTGAAAAGTTTTGGGAAGAGCAGCCTTTTAAATTAAATTTACCAGTCGTCCAGGGTAAAACAATAAAAGGTAATTGTGATTTATGTTTTCTTAAATCTGAATCACAAATAGCATCCATGATACGAGACCATCCAGATTTGGCTAAGTGGTGGATAGATGCAGAAGAAAGAACTGGTAAAAATTTTGAAAGACGTAGACCATTAAAAACATTTGCAAATTTTGTAAATGCACAGCAAGATTGGATATTTAATAACGAAGCTTATTTGTGTCAAAAAGATGGCGGAGAATGTACGGGGTAGATTATGATTGGAAAGTATGAAAGATGCACTTCTTGTCCTAGATTAATACTTGCACACAAAATAAAAGACAAAAAGAAACCTTTATGTGAAAAATGTGAGAGTGCAGATACTAATAAATTTGCACCTAGAAAAGATACTTTGGCTGCAATGAAGCCATCTGTTTATATAGAAGAAGAAGCTTTTTTTGAAGATGACCCAAGAGCGTTAAAAGAGAATGATGTGGGTAAAGTTCGTAGAAATCCAACTCATGTAAATTCATCAAGTGCTATTGATAATATGTCTTGACAGTTAGGTAATAAAGACCTATATATAAACTATAAAGAAAGTAATCGTAAGATTACTCCTTTTGTTTTAAAAATTGTTTGTTGAAAAGGCCCAGAGAAATCTGGGTCTTTTTTTATTTGACATTTGGCATTGACTTCCTATATAACTATCCTATACTAGCATATGAGAGAGTATGTCCGAGAGGTTAGGAGATGGTCTGCAAAACCATATACGAGGGTTCAAATCCCTCTACTCTCTCCAAAGAAAGGAAAGATATGACAGAACAAACAATTGATAAACCGATGATGGCAAGCGAGATTATTGCTGCATTATCAAATCCAAGAAAAAATTTAGGTAATTTTTTGAATCACAAATATGCACATGGCATTGTGCAAAAGCTCCGTGTAGAATTGGTTCAATCAAAGAAATTTGTTATTGATGATTCTCTATTGTACAATTTGGTGCAAGCATCCATGGTTAAGCCTGAGGCTTTTAAGAAAGCTATTGAGTTAGCAAAACCACCATTTCCAAATATGTTTATTGAGTTTAATGAAGTGGCATTGCTTAAAGCATATAAGAAATTTTATGCAACACAATATCCAGCTTTGATCCCTTTTGTTGATGCAAAATTAAAAAATGGGGATAATTTTGAAGATGGTCGAATTTTACGAAAAGGTTATCATATTCGTGCTGATGATGATGAAACGGAGTTTGTGCCTTGGTTACAAGTGCCCAATGGTGGTGATTTTGAAGTTCAAGGAAAATGGGTTCCTGCAATTTTTTCTTTTCGAGTTAAGAATGTTTCTGATAAAGAAATGGATTTTGAAAAAAGAGTTCAACAAGTTAAAAGCAATAAAGATAAGTGGTCAAAAGCTTATAAATATAGATACAATAATGGTGTAACCAATGGATCTGATATGGTTACATTTCCTGGCATTTCTTTTATTGGTGAAGATTACTTTCACTATTATAGTGATCGTTTTGCACAAGGAATTGAACAAAGGGCTAAAGAGATTACTGCCATCAGACATAACAATACACAAGGCGATTTTATTTATGGCACACATACATTAATCGGAAAAGGCTATAATAAAAGTGCTTGTCACAGAGTAGCTTCGCAAGGCAACTTTGCATCTATTTGTTCAAAATTCACTTATGGCCACAGTTATATGTGGAGTTGGGCAACACCAGAGAAAGATTTAAAATCTGGTAAATTTGACACAGATGATCAATTTCATCGTCAGGGCATTGAACTTTCATATCAATTTATTCAGGGTCAAGCAAAATTTTTGATTGCTGCTTTGGCTATGTTTAACTTTGATCACATTGTTTACAAGAAAAAAACAAAAGGAACGACAAAGGTTCAGTATATTAGTAGGGGTCAAAGGATTCCATTTAACGAATATTCTTTAATGACTATTGAGCTTCCAAAACCACGAGGCGTTCAAAAATATGAACGTGAATTTACTGGTCATGGATCGCCGAAGTGCGAACATTGGAGGTGTGGTCATTGGAGAAGGTATCGGGATAGGTTTGGTAATGTTACCAAGCGTACCTGGATTAAAGCCAAAAAGGTCGGTAACAAGGCTTATGGCACAAAACAAACTGAATACAAACTAAATAAAGCACAAGGAGAATAATTATGACAGCTTATCAAAACAATCATTTAGTTGAAATTGAAGAGTATTATGGCTCTTTACTTAATGACGATGGACTAACCAATCAACAAGCTTTGGGTAAAGTCAAAGAGACTTATGGCGAGCATGGCCATGAATATGTCGAGGACCTTATCAGACAACAAGAGCAGCTTGATAGTGGCATTATTGTTGATTTTGGTGTTGAATTTAAGGATAATTTAGGAGCAATCAATGGAGTGTAATATGAAACATAAATATTTAAAGTTACATATCGAAGCTACTACAATTCACAAAAAACCAAACATCGTTGTTCGGTATTACAGGAAGGTAGTTGAATGGTTAAAATGTTTCTAATGATTTGTGTTATCTGGGTTGAAGGGCCTAGATACATGGGTGGTCAAACAAAATGCACCTGGCACGTTAGTCAAGTCAAATATCTAACCGAGCAAAGTTGTTGGGGTGATATTAATCATAGCAAGAAAGTTGTCCTTGCAAGGCTAAGAAAAGAATTTGGAGATAAACCAGATGGTTACGATGTTCAAGCTTCTTGTTTGAAAGCATCATAATGCTGGTTATAATAGAATCACCCTATAAGGGTAATGTTAAAAGTAATGTCGCCTATGCACGAAAGTGTATGAGCGATTCTCTCTTGCGAGGCGAATCCCCTTTTGCCTCGCACCTTCTCTACACACAAGTATTAGATGATACTAAAGAGATAGAACGTCTAACTGGAATGTCAAGAGCCTTCAAATGGTATCGCCACGCAGATTTAATGGCAGTATATATAGATAAAGGTATATCTTCGGGTATGCAAAAAGGCATGGAGATAGCTGAAAAAATCGGAATAAAGATAGAATACAGAAAATTAGAAGATGGAAGAGAAAAAAATTAGAACAATTCGTTGGGACGGAACGTGTAAAAAATGTGGTGTTAAATCATACTTTCCAGTAGTAAGGGTAAATCAGGTTAGAACGCTAATGTGCATACTTTGTTATTGGAGGGCAAAGAAAGAGGATAAATAATGGAAGTAATAGTAGAAGGTAGCACCCTATACAACGGCGATTGCCTGGTCGTCATGGACAACATGAAGAAATGTTCGGTTGATAGCATTGTCACGGATCCGCCGTATCATCTGACATCAATAGTTGAAAGGTTCGGTAAACAAGGATCGGCACCAGCTAAGTTCGGTACTGATGGTGCGTTTGCCAGAGCGTCAAAAGGTTTTATGGGCAAAGAATGGGATGGCGGCGATGTAGCGTTCCAAGTTGACACCTGGCGTAAATGCTTTGAATTGTTAAAGCCTGGTGGTCATTTGATAGCGTTTAGTGGCTCCAGGACATACCACAGAATGGCTGTAGCTATCGAAGATTCGGGGTTTGAAATCCGTGACCAGTGTATTTGGCTGTATGGCAGCGGGTTTCCAAAGAGTCATAAAGTCGGGGAAGGTTGGGGCACAGCACTCAAACCAGCTCACGAACCTATGGTTCTGGCAAGAAGGCCAATTGACCAGAAATCGGTAGCTGACAACGTATTGAAGCATGGTGTCGGGGGCATAAACATTGATGATTGTCGGGTTCAATGCGAACCAGATGATGATATTGTTCGCCCTGACAGGACCGATGCACAGGCGTACAACTTCTTCAGAGGAGGTGAACAGGAGCGAATTAATGTTCGCAAAACAACCAGGCGGCAGCCCAGAAGCGAACAAAATGTTTGGACGGATAAGAATAGTGGCATGAAAGCAGATATGTTCGCAGATGCTGACCCAAAAGGACGCTATCCTTCCAATGTGATGCACGATGGTAGCTGTGTGGTTGAAGATGTGTTTCCAGATGTCAGCTCGAGATACTTTTACACGGCGAAGACAAACCAGGCAGAACGTAACGCTGGAGCGAACAATACGCACCCAACAGTAAAGCCAGTCGAGCTGATGCGTTACCTTGTTCGCTTAGTTACCCCGAAGGCAGGACTGGTTCTGGATCCGTTTATGGGTAGTGGCTCAACAGGAATGGCTGCTAGAGAAGAGGAGTTTAAGTTTATTGGCATAGAAAAAGAAGAAGAATATTACGAAATTGCCAAGGCAAGAATAAAAAATGTAAAACCACAACTAAAATTGTTTGACATATAGGTAATGATTGCTTATATATACAGTATAACAATTTTAATGAAAGGAATAATGTTATGAAAAGAAAATATAAAAACCCCGCTAATCAAAGAACTTATGAGGGGTATTTCAATTTAGGTGTAACAAGAGAGTTGCATCCATCAACTTGCAATGCTGGTGGAACCACTAGATGTGTTTTTAAATCTGGATATAAAACTGGTTTAGATAAGTCATTTAAAGATGCTTACACAGAATATGGTCGCTCTAACTCTTGGACAAGACCTATTTATTGGGCGGGTTTTGATCTCGCACAGTATGATAAAGAGAAAGGTTTAGTTTAATGAGTAATTTAGAAAATAATCTTATTAATAGTAAGATTGATGTGGACATTCCAAAAGAATGGGTGTCCTTAAATGGTCAATATGATGTAACGCCAAAATTTGGTTTTAATGGGTTTCAAATCTTCGTTTGCGATGATGCAACCCGTGATGCTGAAGGTCTTTGGAATAAGTATTCTGTTACTAATGAAGAAGAATATGCAGAGGGCAATGCTTTACTTCATACAAATGATTGGGATGAAGTTCTCAAGTTTGTAAACAACAAGGAGAATGTGTAATGTTGTATGGTGCTTATGGTGCTAATCTAAATATGGCGAATATGGAAGTACGTTGCCCTCAAGCGAAGCCTATTCTTGGCTTTAACCTTGAGGGTTACAGACTTGTCTTTAATGGTGTTGCAGACATGATTAAAGATAATAACAAAAGTCTTATGACAATTGGAAAGATTCCTATTGGCTTATGGAAGATTACAAAAGAGTGTGAAAAGTCCTTAGATAGATACGAGGGTTATCCACATTTATATAAGAAGATTAGGCTCAAGATTGACGTTCCTGGCTTCAAAGGTCAGAAAGTTATGTTCTATGTTATGCGTAGAAAAGGGGTGGCCTTGCCACCCGCTTCTTACTTCAACACGATTGCCCAGGGTTATGATGACTTTGCTTTAGACAAAGACTATCTTAATTGGGCAGTGCATGAGGCTGATCAAATGCAGAAAAACAAATTAGATGTATTCAGAAAGGTAGGTAGCTAATGAATAGAAAGCAAAGAAGAGCTAATAAGGTCAAAGCTTACCAAGATTTAGGTAACAACATGGTGTCATTGCCTAAAAACGTAGGCTTGGCTTCAGATAGGGAGTTCATGGTTGATGGTTACTCAAAGGTCAGATTCCCCGTAAACGACTATGGTCGTCAGCGTGGCATTGAATTTGAGCGTATGTGGGTCAAGGTATCACAAGGCGATAGCCTCAATGGTATTGGTGTCCTGGATAATCAGCCTGGTTTTAGCGATTTTAAATTAGGTCAAATCGTCAAATTTGAAGAAGATGAAGATG